CAGGTGAACTTGACGGGAAAGAACAAGCATCTGTTTTAAAAGATTTTGCTGAGGTTATCGTCACGATGAAATATAGATGTCAACAAAAAGAGGCTTATATGCCTTCTTCAGGCAATTATCCAATAGCTGATGTCTTAGTAATAGAAAGAGACGGTACAGGTAAAGTAATATCTATAAACTCTGTAAGTGTCAAATCAGCTGATAAAGGAACTAATATACCAGGCTCATCCGCTTCAGAATTTTGTAAACATTTTGCTAAAGTTTATCCGGAACACGCAGAGACATTTAACCAATTAGAGAAAATGCAAGTCAATAGATTAGGCAATCTTGACAAAGATACACTTGATGAACAAACCAAGAAAGATGTTGAAACAATTGAAAAACTTAATGTGAATTGTGATGATGACGCTACTTTTGACCAATTATATGATGACATAGGCAATTCAAATTTGATATCCGATACAGACCTGGAAAAAATAAAAAAGAGTATGACAAAATATATGAAACAGGCAGGATTGCAACCTGAAACACCTAAAGTATATTCAAAAGTTTTAATGGAAATGGTGTATAGAAAATATACACAGAAAAAAACCAAAGATACCATGGATGACCTTGACCTTGAATTAGGCATTCAATATGCTGAAGTTAGAAACGTAAATGGGGAACTTGAAGTAGAAGAACTTGAAGGAGAACATCACACTTCTAATATGCAGATACACGATAAAGGTTATTTAGGTACACCTGATTCTACACAACAAAGTGAATGTGATGACGGTACTCCAAACGTTTCTGATGCAAAATATCAAAAAGCAAATACCGCTCTTAAATATAAAGAATCTAAAGGATAAAAAGAAGAAATAATGAGAACTCAACTTCTTTGCACATTTACAAATCAAAAAAATCTTGAGCAGACAACTCATGATATAACAAAGCATTTCAATGTGGTATTTGAAAAGATTTATGTATTACAAAACGAAAATAAGCCACATGAATTGATATGTACATATAATGTTGATAAGAGTGATGATATTGATTTTAATAAAGTAAAAAATACCATTTCTTTGCATCGAAAAAAGATAACCAATACATTATATACAATAAATGCTTTAAATGAATTAATCATGGATATAAATAATGGTGTATTAGATACATCTTATCAGATTCCGTGGGATGTATATAAAAATATGATATTAATTTCAAATAAAGAAGGCGTATCAAAAATACCAACAAGAATATTAAAAATTATTAATCTTTAAAAAAAAAGCTTGTTTTTTTATTAAAAAAGGTTTATATTATATAAATAATTGGTTACATCTAAATGTCAATTGGTTGATATTTATATGAAACAATAACACATAAACATAACTATGGAGAATAAAAATGGATATTGATGCTATAAAAAGCCGTCTTAGTCAGTTACAGAATACCACATCTAACAACTTTTGGAAACCACAACCAGGAAAATCGCAAGTAAGAATTGTGCCTTATACACATGATAAGAACAATCCTTTTAGTGAGTTGTTTTTTCATTACAGTCTGGTCCCTAACAAAACAGTTTTGTCTCCACTATCATTTGGTCGACCTGACCCAGTTCAGCAATTTGCTGATAAACTGAAGTCAAGTGGCAACAAAGATGAGTGGATTCAAGGTAAGAGGATTGAACCTAAAATGAGAACATTTGTTCCTGTTGTAGTTCGTGGTGAAGAAAATGATGGTGTCAAATTTTGGGGTTTTGGTAAAACAGTATATCAAGAACTTCTTGGTATAATTGCAGATCCTGATTACGGTGATATTAGTGATGCTACAATTGGACGAGATATTGTAGTTGAACGACAAACACCTGCTGAAGCTGGCAATCAGTATGGCAAAACAACCATTAGGGTTAAACCAAATCAGACAACACTATCTGACGATAGTAAACTTTTGGAAAAACTTTTGGACGAACAGCCCAACATTGGTGAGTTGTATAACGAACCGACTTTTGACGAATTGAAAGAACACCTTGCAGGTTTCTTACATCCAACGGATAATGATGACAGTTCTGATACATCAGAACCTGAAATGGTTACGACTAAAGCGTCTTCTAATGTAGAAGATGATTTCGACAAATTATTTAATTCATAATTCCCGCGGGCCGGTGGGGTGGTTTCCTCCTTTCTCCGCCCCACCATTTTTAATAGGAGAAATTCATGTCAAATAGAGATGAGCTGGCTGAAATATTGGCTGGCGAACTTAATAAACAATTTAAATCACATCAAGTAGCTTATTTTCTTGATGGAGTACAGGAAACACCAACTGATGTTAAGGATTGGATTTCCACGGGTTCTACTTTATTGGATTTAGCTATATCAAATAAACCACATGGTGGATTGGCTGCTGGTCGAATAGCAGAAATAAATGGACTTGAAGGTAGTGGTAAATCTTTGATTGGAGCTCATGTTCTTGCCTCTACTCAAAAGAAAAACGGTCTTGCTGTCTATATAGATACTGAATCTTCTGTTTCAGCTGAATTTTTACAAGCAATTGGTATAAATACTGATTCTATGTTGTATGTTCATTTAGAAACCGTAGAAGATGTATTCGATACTATTGAAACGATTGTTACGAAGATTCGTGAATCAAGTAAAGATAAATTAGTTACTATATTAGTCGATAGTTTAGCAGCTGCTTCAACAAAAGTTGAAATGGATGCTGACTTTGATAAAGATGGTTGGGCTACGGCAAAAGCAATCATTATATCAAAGGCTATGCGGAAGATTACAAATCTAATTGCTCGTCAAAAAGTATGTTTGATTTTTACAAATCAATTGAGACAAAAACTCGGTGTAATGTTTGGAGACCCTTGGACAACAAGTGGTGGAAAGGCATTACCATTCCACGCTTCAACTCGTATTCGTTTGAAGAATATGGGGCAAATTAAAGATACTAAGAAAAATACTATTGGTATTAAGATTAGGGCTCAAGTCATTAAGAATCGATTAGGTCCACCTTTGAGAAGTGCTGAGTTTCCACTATACTTTGACAAGGGTATTGATGATTTTGGTAGTTGGTTAAACATAATGAAAGACCATAAATTAGTTACACAGGCTGGTGCTTGGTATACATTTAAAGATCAAGATGGAAAAGAACATAAGTTTCAATCCAAAGACTTTGGCGCTTTACTTTCAGACGTAGACACTCAGAATTATATTTATGATTCTATCTGTAAAAAGGTAATCCTAAAATATGATTCTAATCAGTTAGGCATAGATGATGTCACTACGGATGATGAGTTTGCAGATGGGTAATGGATATAATAGGAATTTATTAAATAAACGATTTTATGACTACGAAGATGATATTAAGACTAATCCTACGGCACGGAAATTAGATGACCATGTTTTAGTCGTAGATGGCTTTAATACATTTATAAGAGCATTTAGTGTCAATCCATCTTTGAATGAAGATGGTAGTCATGTCGGTGGATTGGTTGGGTTTTTAAAGTCAATACGATATACGATTAATAAATTCAAACCAACCAGATGCGTGATTGTCTTTGATGGTAAGAATTCGTCTAAGTCAAGACAAAAAGTATTTCCAGAATATAAAGCTGGCCGTAAAGTGCGAAGTAGATTGAATCGAAATGTTGATTGGTCGGGTGGACCACACGATGAAGTCGTATCAATGAAACTTCAAATTAGTAGGTTAGTTGAATACTTGGAGTGTTTGCCCATTACTATATTATCTCTCGATAATCTCGAAGCTGACGATGTTATAAGTTATATCTGTACATCAACATTAAAAGGTTCAAAGTGCACTATAATGTCATCAGATAAAGATTTTTATCAGTTAGTCAATGATAAAATTCAATTATATTCACCCACTAAGAAAATAACTTATGATAGAGACTTAATAAGAAAAGAATTTGGAGTTTATCCTCAAAATGTCTTAACTTGTAGGATAGTAGATGGGGATAAATCAGATGGTATACCCGGCGTAAGGGGAATTGGAGTAAAGACATTAGTAAAAGAGTTTCCAATTCTAACCGAGGATGAACATTTTGATGCTAAGGAGTTGTTGGTTTCGGCAAATAAAAAAACAACAAGAATTTCAGAAATGTTAGTAAAAAATGAATATATTATAAAAAGGAATTACATTTTAATGCAACTACATGATCCAGATATTAAAAATCAAACAAAATTAAAGATTGTGGATGCCGTTAATTCGTTAGTGCCCAAATTAGTTAAATATCAATTACAGACATTGTTCGTAAAGGATAAATTATGGGGACAAATTCCAAATTTTGATAATTGGCTGACAGAGTTTAATATACTAGACCATTATTGGAAAAATAAAAAATGAATAAGACCAAAAAAATATCAGAATACGGTTATTTGTTCCAAGTTAAGTTTATTGTCTGTTTGATTACGGATAAATTGTTCTTAGAACAAATTGTAGATATTTTAGATGGTAAATACATCGGTAATGATGCTTTTCGTTGGATTATAAATGAAATAAGAGAATATTATAATGAATATAAAGATACCATTACGATGGAAGTCTTTAAGATTAAAATTCAAGAGATAGATTCAGATTTACTTGCAGTTAATGTAAAAGATGTATTAAGAGAAGTATTTAAAAATATGGAAGCATCAGATCTTAACTATGTAAAAGACAAGGCATTAGATTTCCATAAATCACAAGTATTGAAAGATGCTATAGTAAAGTCTGCGGAAATATTGGAACGAGATGGGGATAGTGATGAGATAAAAAGTTTAATTGATATTGCTATGCAAGCTGGCGTTGAGAGAAATTTAGGACACGATTATTTAGAGGACATAAATAAACGATATGAAGAATCGGCAAGAATAACATCACCTACACCTTGGGATCTAATAAATGAATTAATGCAAGGTGGATTGGGTGCTGGTGAATTGGGTGTTATTGTAGCACCTGCTGGAATTGGTAAAACATGGGTATTGTGTTCTATGGGCGCTTATGCAATCAGTCAAAAGTTAAATATCATACATTATACATTGGAGTTGAATGAGGCATATGTTGGATTACGATATGATAGTATTTTTAGTGGTGTTGAAGGTCAGAATTTAAAGTATCATAAAGACGAAGTAATAGAAAGATTAGATAAACTAGAGGGTAACTTAACGATTAAGTATTATCCAACTAAATCTTGTACGGTAAATACATTATCTGCTCATTTGAAGAAAGTAACTACGTTTGGTACAAAAGTAGATATGGTATTGGTTGATTATGCCGACATTATGAAAGATACAAATAAACATACAGAGATGAGACACGCCTTGGGAAATATATATGAAGATTTAAGGGGATTGGCAGGTGAGTTACAAGTTCCAATATGGACAGCAAGTCAAACAAATCGTAGTGCTCTTGATGAAGATGTGATTGAGGCATCAAGGATTGCTGAAAGTTATGCCAAAGTGATGGTTGCAGATTTTGTTATGTCATTGAGTCGTAAGATAGAGGATAAGATAGGTAATACAGGTCGTTTTCATGTTATTAAGAATAGATTTGGTCCTGATGGATTAACTTATCCGGCACGTATTAATACTAATGTTGGTAAAATTGAGTTATTCGAAGCGACATCGATACAAGGTAAAGATGTTCAATACAAAATTAATAATCGAGATAATCAAGCTAAACAGATATTGTCACAAAGATATGATGATTTGATGAAGGGTGAAGAAATTGATAACTAATCCTCAAATACTTACAAAATTTTTAGATTATGATAAAGATGATTTAGAATTTGAAAGAGTTACAACTAATCTTCGCGATTGTGATGTGGAATATGGAGTAGAAGTTATATTTAATTATTATCGTAGACATGGGTTTCCACATTATACAATTCGTGAGGATGAAAAACATCAACATATGAGAAAAATACAAAGGTTTGATGTCGATACGATATTCAAAGACAATCAAATTATTCAAACGATGCACGGATTGAGATTGGCTTGGACTTATTTTCCTTACTTTTGGGAAATACAATGTGGTAATGCTAAATTAACACCAATGGAAACCTTTTTAGATGATGATAAGTTTAAATCACTTATACGAAAATGTTGGAATTGGTGTTCAAAGCATCAAGAAGGTCAT